AACGGCCTGCGTGCTGATGCCGCTGAAGTTCAGGATGCCCTTGATTTGATTGTTGCTGCCGGTGCCGTTGAGCAGGTAGTAGTCCACCTTCGCCTGCACCATGTAGGCCAGCCGATTGTCCACGAAGGACTTCATCTGCTCGTGGTCGGACAGCATCTCGTCCGTGATTTTCAGATACGTCGCAACCTTGCGGACGGCGGCGTCAACCTCGGACAACGCCAGCGCGGATTCGCCCTTGTTCGCGCCTTCCGCAATCGCGGCGGCGGAATTGGTGAACGAATCCTCCTGAATGTAGCGGATGGTCGTCGCGTTCGTGCTGCCGCTGGCGATGATGTTCGCAATGCGAAGCGGCTGCTGGTCGAGCATTCCCGGCACGCCGCCGAGCTTGTTGATGCTCGTGATGCCCGTGGTGTCGAGCGTCGTGCGGAGCGAGACGTTCGGAATCTCGAAGGCGTTGCTGCGCTGACCGCTGCCCTTGACATGGTTGCGATAGGCGTCGCTCGCCACAAACAGCGAGCCGATGCTCTGCGTGTTCGCGGGAGTCGCGGCGCGGTTCGCCTGCGTCGAGACGGTGACGGTCGGCTGCTCGTTCACCTCGACGGAGATGCCGTCGAGGAGCATGGAACGGAAGTCAGCAACGGCGGTGCCGTCCTCGATGGCCTTCTGCGCTTCCTTGGTTTTCTTGAAGCGGGTGCCGAGGGCGGTGATTTCGGAAATGCGGACGCGCTCCAGCTTGACGTGGTCAACAGCAGGCGCGGCGGGCGCAACGGGTTTTTCAATGGTTTCAGTGGTCATAGAACGTGTGAATTTGAAAGTTGACTCGCAGTTTTTTTCACCCGAACGCAACACGCGAGAATTGATGTCGGCCGGGATTCCAGTGAACGAAGCCTCGAAAGGTTCCCAATCAACTGCGCGGGCGGTGTGAATCTTGCCGGGGTCGTTAATGAAACTCCTTTCATCATCAACCTCGAACGTGAAGACGCGATAGCCCGCGCTCATCCATTTGAGCGTGCCATCGTCAACCTCGTTCATTGCCTGCTCGCCGAGTGGCGTTCTGGAAAATTTCACCGTCGTTTCGGCGCGCTCGTTGCCGATGATATCAATGCCGCCCGTGATTCCGACGCGTAATTTTTCGTCGTGCTCCAAAAGGACGGCAGTCCCTTTTTGCACGCGGGCGGAGCGCATAGCGCCTTCGTCGTGGGAAAGAATTTCGGCAATACGGCGCGCTCCGTATGGCGTCTTAACCGTGCGCTCGACCGGCGTCGTGGTAGAAAAAACCACGCGCACCGTGCGCGCCTCTTTGGAAAAGCCTTCACGGTTCAACTCGGCCACCCGGTAGAGTGGCCCGTCAAACTCAAACTTATCTGTCAGCTTCTTTGCCATTAGTTTTGCTTATGCTTTGCGTTCAATACTTCGCCGCGCGTTTCGTGTCAACAAGTTTATTTTGCGGGAGGCACTTTCGGCGCTGGCGCGGTGTTCGCCGCGCCCAGCATTTCGGCCTTGCTTCCGCCAAGCGTGGGCGTGACAAACACCAGCCCGGCGTCGTCTGCAAGTCCTTTTTCAATTTTCAACACTTCGAGCATTTCTTCAAAGTCTGCGCCCTGCTCCGCCGTGTATTGCGAGCGCGTGGCAAGACCGCCGTCAATCGCCAGCAGTGCGGCGCGGACGTCAACCTCTGGATTCAGCCAGCCCCAGCGGCGTCCGCTAAAGTGCGGCGCGTTAAACTTCGCAAACTTGGAAAACGGGAGCGGGTCAAAGTAGCCCGCGAGAAAAGCCGTCTCAAGCCATGCCTCGAAAATCGGCGTGACGAGATGCCGAATCATGTGCGACTGAATCTTTTTGTAAGCCTCGTTTTCTTCGAGCTTGGCCTGCCGATTGCCGCCGACACTACCGGTATCGTCGCCGGTCAGCGTGAAGTAGGAGATGCCGCCACCAGCCGCAACGCCGCGAAGTGTGGCGCGGATAAATTCGGGGAAGGCGTCGGTCGGATGCTTCGGGTCGTAGGCGATAAAATCCTCGACGGTGTTCGGGAGCGTTTCAAACTGGCCGGGCGCGCTGTCCGCGATGGTGTTGCCCGCCGCGTCTTTTCCATCGCCGCCATAGGTGCCGCCGTCTTTCGTTTTGAACCAGCCGCCTTTCTCCGCGCCAAGCCGCGCCGCAATCAATTCGGCTTTCTCGTATTCCTTCAAATGATTCAGCCGGGTCATCGCGGAGCAGAGCCAAGGAACGCCGATGTTCTGCGTCGGCCTTTCGCGCACGAAATAGTGAATGAGATTTTCAACCGGCACGCGTCGTCGCACGGTGGTTGAATTGCTGCCCACGGCCATTGATTCTCCGGGGTGGCGGTCGGTCAGCCAAAGCGCGACAGGCTTGCCAAGCGGCGTCTTTTCCACGCCAAGGAAAACCGTGTTGCCGTTTTGCAACGTCTCACAAAAGCGAATGTCGAGGTGGTCAATCTCGATTAGCCGGAGCGCGAAGGCAAAATCATTCGCCGCGCTGTCGCGAATCTTTTCGACAAGGATGCCGCCGTCGCGGGCAGCGCCGCGAAGCACCAGCTTCAGCACGTCAAAGAATCCGTCCTGCCCGGTCACGGTGCAGTTGCGCGGCTTGCACCATTCGCGCCAGCCAGCTTCAATGCGCCCGTTCGCGTAGTCATCCGGCTTGCCGTTCGGGTCGGCAATTTTCATCTGCAACGAAAATCCCACGCCGTCCATCAGGACGTTATTCTCGATGCTGGAATAAAAGCGCCGCGCGTAGTCATTGTTCCGCTCGTGGTCACGCGCTCGAGCGCGAAGCGTAACGATGCCGCCTTGAATTTCCACGTCTGCCGTTGACGTTGCTGGATTCCAGTCCGCCGTCGTGCGCGTGATTCGCCCCGCGTCAAACGAGCGGCCCATGCTTGAAACGTGAATGAAGCCGAGCTTGCGGAGCGCGCGATTGAAGAAAGATTGTTTCGCCATGTTATTCCCCAACGAAGCGCGTCAAGATTCTGCGGCCAGTCGCGCGGCCTTGTGCCGTCGCGTCTGCCGCCTGTTCATCTGCCAATCGCCCGCGCCAGTAACCAAGCGCGGCGATGATTTCGCCGTGACTCATTTTCTGGACGGAGATGCCAAGTCCATTGACGTAGCTGATTTCCTCGCGGCTCGCCCGGTTCAACGCGACGGCTTCAAGGGCGGCAACTACGCGGGCGGCAACGGTGCGCGCGTCGTAATCGGCGGCGGCGGTGGCGATGTTGGATTCAATGACAAGACTGCCCGCGTAAATCTGGAACCGCGAGGAAAGCGCGGCAACGTAGCCCGCCATGGAGTAGGTGCCGACTGTCCAGCTTGCGGTCGTCGCGGCGGCAACGCTGACAAGGTAATCGTTCCCGTCCGCCGTGGCTGTGACGGAGATGCTTTGCGCGCCGCGAAGCTCGTAAGTCAGCGTCCATTCAGACGCCGGAAAGTCGGCAAGGCTCTTTGTCCAAGTGAAGGTGTTCCCCGCCTGAAAACGGGCGGGTTCAATCGTCGGCGGTGTTGGCAGCGTCGCGCTCAAATGTTCCTAATCCGGCAAAAGTTGCAGCATTAGGAATGCTTATGGACTGCGCGCGGCGAATTGTCAAAGGGTTTTTGCGGAAGTCAGAATCCGAATCCGCCTCGGCGCGGCGCAAACGACCGGCGCGGTTGCGCTGGCTGTTCCACGGCGGGCGCAGCTTTTTCCGTGTCACCTTCAAACTTTTCCGGCGCGGGCTTCACTGTGGTTTCTTCAATGCGCTTTTTCAACGCGGCGTAGTCTGGATTAAGCAATTCCACGTTCGCCAAGTTATAGGCGCGCAAATCAATCGCTTCATTGCGCTCTCTGATTTTGTGCCAGTGATAACGCGGAAAGCCGTTGCGAAATTCCTTCCGTAATTCCTCGGCGGTAAGCTGGCGAAAGTATTCTTCCGTGTAGCCGTTGCCTTGCGGGAAGTGCATGAAGCGCGGGCCGGGCGTGTCGAGTTGCATCCGGCTAAACAGCGTGCGCTTGGCAATGTCGGTGCCGACTAGAATCAGCCGGACGCCGTGCATCTTTGCGCCGTGCGATTCACCGACGAGCGGAGCGGCGGACGTAGGTGAACCTTTGCACGCGAACACGCGCCGAATCTGGCGCGGGCGCACGAAGCGATAAACCGGCATGGCGAACGATTGCCCGCCCGCCTGTCCGCCGGAGTCAATGAGCGTTTGGGCAATTCGCAACTTGCTCCCGTTCGCGTGCGGAAATTCCTTTTGCAGATAGGCGTCAAGCTCTGCCCACAATTCCGGCCTCTGCGGGTTGCCGAATATCTTGTGAACCTCGATGCCCCATGTTTCTTCCTGCATCCCGTGGCCGACAACTTCAATTTCCACGCGGTCAGATTGCACGTCAACTGCGGCGGTGAGAAACAGGACGGCCATTGGCAGCGTTGCGCCGTAGGGCTCGCAGCGGTTAAACAGTGGCGCATGGTCAACGCGCTCCGCTTTCACCTCGAACGTCTCGCAAAGGAAAGTGTTTATCCACGTCTGCAACTCCGCTTCTCCGCCGTTTTTCGCGTCGAGAAATTCGGAAACGAACTGGTGCAGCTTGGACTTGAATCCTTTCTTCGCCGGGAACGGTGAAGCGATTCCGTTCAAGAATCGCCCGCGCACGCCGTTGAACGGTGCCGTCGCCCGCCACTCGGCGCGAAACTCATTCCCGCCAAAGACAACAGCGGGGTTCGATTTGTCTTGCGATAGAATCGCCGCCAGCCTTTCCGCGTCGCTCCATTCGGCGCGGCATGATTCGCAGGCATACACGGCGGATTCTGGCTTGGAAACGTCCGCACCGTTTTCATCCCGCCAAGTCCATTTCACCTGCGCCCATTTGAGCGTCTGGAAATGGCCGCAGAATTTGCACGGCACAAAAAGAAGCTGCTTGTCCGATTTCTCAAACCAATCCTCGACGCGACTCGCGCCCTTCACCGTCGGCGTCGAGGTCAACACCTGAATTGATGTGCGATAGTTGTCAGCGCGCTTGAAGGCGAGCGTCACCGGGTCGCCTTCTTCGTTGTTTTCCATCGCGTCAATCTCATCGCAGAAAACGATGGGCGCTTGAATCTGGCGGAATGCGGACGGCGATTGCGAGCCAATCATCGTGATTGACCCGCCGGGATAGCTCTTGGCGAGCATCGTATTTGCCGCGCCCTTGGTTCGCGGTTCGCGCACCTTGCGGCGAAGCCCGGCAACACCGCGCACCATAGGATTCAGGAATTGCTTTGAGAATCGCTTGGCAGAATCAATCGTCGGATAGCAGACGAGAATGTTGCGCGGGTCTAGGTCTATCGTGCGCCCGAAAAGATTCAGCACGGTCTGCGTCTTTCCGAGGCGCGAGGCCATCATAAAAACGCACACTTGCACGGCGGGGTCGTTAAAATCATCGTGCATCGCCCGCTGGTAAGGCGCATTGGCAAGCGAGAATTTACCCGGCACGGCGGTGACGTCGTTGCCAAGCCAGATGCAACGCTCGGCCCATTGCGCCGGTGTTTCATCCGGCGGCGGGGAAAGGCAGTCGAATGCGCGGCGCAGCGCCCGCTCAATCCGCTTGCGCGTTTTCAATGGGCTGAAAATCACCGCACCAATCTTGCGGCCTTGTTTTTGGGAACTCGGAGGTTTCGGTAGATGGCGAATGCGCGCGGCATTCTCCGTAACGAAGCACGGACGGGTCGCCGTCCAATGTTGCGGTTTGAATTGCAACCTCGTTCCAGTTTTTACAATGTTTGCAGATGTTTTTTCTCATTCTATGTTTTCTCCATCATCTTTTCCCTCCCCTTCGTCAATCACCACGCCCGCAAAGTATTCGTCAAGGTTCGCCGGTTGCAGCTCGTCGAGAATGCCGCGCCTGTCCTTTTCCGCCAGCCCGCTCGACATAATCTTGGCGCGCAAATTCAGCATCACCTTTTCCCAAACAAGCATCACCGCGTCAACGGGAACATGCTTGCGCTCCATCGCCCGCGCCTTCGCCGTCACCAAGTCAGCCTCCGCGCGCACCTTGCGAACCTTTTCTGATTCGAGCGTGCCGTTTTTCTTCGCGCCAATCTCGCGGTAGTATTTGAACGTGCCGACTATCGCGGAGGTCTGCTGATACTGGCCTTCAATCGGCGGCGGGAAATAGCCGAGCCGCGCCAGCTTGCGGTGCATCGCGTCGGATAGGCCGGTCAACCGCGAAAGCTCTTCGCCGCTGATTTTGGGGATTTCACTCACAGCGCGGCCAAGTCCTCCGGCGTCAACAGCACCTTGCGCTTCCGCCCGCCCAGCTTGCCATTGCGGCGAACCGCCGCCGTCTTGCGCGCTGACTTCACCGCGCCTCCCTTGCGGCCAAGATGCCGCGCAAGTTCAACGCGAATGCTTCGGACGGTTTCAGCGTGGACACCATACAACCTTGCGAGCTCATCCTCAATCTGCGACTCGCTGGCGTCGTATGGAATTGCGGCGGTTGTCTTTTTTCCAAACGAAATCTTAAACGTCCCGCCGATAGGACGTGAGAGGGTTTTATTCTCGCCGCCAATCGTAATCACTTCCGGGTTTTCATTGTCAATCGGCATGGGGTGCTTTTAGCAAAGCAGCTTTGCGGTGTCAAGGCTGGCGTTCAAGAATCTTTTCCGCTTTCGCTTCATCGCCTGACTTCAGCGCCGCCACGTAGGCCGCTTCGCCGGGCAACGGCACGCCGCGCTTTCTTCGCGCCCAGTCCGCCTTGTAATCTTTCCGCGCCTGCTCGGTTATCAGCTTGCGATAGACTTCGTGGTTCAAGACTTTCCATCCGCCGTCCACTGGCCTTATCCGTCGCCCGTCAAACATGGGCGAGCGCGACAGTTTGTCCGGCGATTCCAGCACCTTCAGCGCGGCCTCGCATTCCGCCAGCGTCAGCCCGGCGTCTCGCGCCAAGCCCGGCAAGCTCGCGTTCACAATTCCGTTGCGGTTCTTTTTGGCGAGCATCGTTATCCAGAGCAACTTCACGTCCTTCCCCAAGCACCAGACGCTTGAATCCACGATGCTGCTAAAGAGCGGTGTCCAGCCGCTGAATTCCGGCTTGTAATCATTCATGCGCCAAGCCTAGCACGTGTGGACAATTTTGTCCACATAGACAGAACGTGGACAAAAGCGTGGACACATACAGATTAAGATAAAGAGTCCACGCGAACCCCAAACCGTTTGCGGAGTGTGTCGCGTGGCTTGGCGCGCATGGCAACCA